AAAGAAAAAAGACAAGAAAATAAAATCCTAACATTATATATTGTTCGCGTAATTGGACAAGATGATTGTACATATGAAGTACTTGTTAATAAAGAAGTATATTATAATATAGATAATGGTGATGTAGTTAAATTCATAGAACTAGACACTCAATTATGTATTTATCTAGACGTTTTTAAAGGATAGCATTATAGATATTATTTTAAATGTTGATTAACAAATAGTTATTCCATTTTATAGGAAGAAATGAGATATTCCCCCCTACTAATTGAACTAAAATGCAAACTTATACCCAAGACCACGTGCCCCCAACAATAGATACAAAATGCCTAAAATGAAAATTTCTAGTATTATTATTGTTAATATCAGTATAGATTCATTAAGAGATGAGGAGGTTGCAATGTTAGAGTCTGATAAATATAAAATCGCACAATGTCTTATACAATCTGTGGAATCAAAGGTGCCTGTAGATAAGATTACATGCGAGTTTATATATACTTGGATAAAATATTGTACTGACAGGGATAAAGATTGCCTAGATATTTGGGAGATAGTATTAAATAACTATTATCCAACAACGCGACCTATATTATTTAGAGCTACAGATACTATTAATAATGGAAAGATTGAAAGTTATACAGGAAGATTATTAATGGCTGAGCGAATGCTAAGACAATGTGATGAGAATGCAACATTAATAATTTGTGATACACGAGATACAATATATGAAAAAGTGAATGAAAGAAAAGGCTCATATAGGCATACATTTTTTCCTCTAGTAGAAGTGTTGAAAAATGAGTCAATGCTAGAAAAATCACTTTTTACTAAGCGGTTTCTTGAAGAGTATACTGGAGAAGATGAGTATATAATGAAAACAGAAATAGAACGCTTTTCAGTATATAAGCATATTGATTGTGGGGATGAGGACTAAAAATAATCTGATATAAGGGTTTTACAAATATACATATAATCTAATATGGTGATTATTATAAGAAGGAAGGTGATATCATGGCTCGTCCAACAAAGAGTATAATAGCAAGAACAGGACATATGAGTAAAAATGAGATAGATGCACGAATTGAATATGAAGCAAAGCTTAGGGGTGAGTCTGATAAAATCAGGCCACCTTCTTTTTTATCTAAAGAGCAGAAGAAATTATTTAAAGGTATAGTTGATTACCTTATGCCATCAGGAATCCTAGGCAACATTGATGTGCATGTAGTAACCCACGCAGCATTAACGATAGACCGTATCAATGAATGCGAAAGGCAACTTAATGAGAATGGCCTTTTAGATGAAGAAGGTAAGCCAAGTGCTTATCTTAAGATGAAATCTAATTACATGAAGGAGTTCTTTAGGCTCTGTAACGAGCTAAGTCTTAGCCCACAGTCAAGAGCTAAACTTGCCAATATTAATGTTGGTGTGGAAAAAGAAAAGCAAGATCCACTTCTTAAGATTATTCAAGGAGGTGGTGGGTAATAGATTATAATAGTTTTAAAGAATCAAAAGCCTATCAGTATGCAATAGATGCGCTAGATGGTAGATTCCCAATAAATAAATATATTAAAGCAATATGTAAGAAGTTCCTTTATGAAATAGATCATCAAGAGGAGCTTCTTTATTATTTTGATTATGAAACAGCTGATAAAATCATCAATATCATGAAGTTAATTAACTTTGCTACTGGTGCTGTAGCAGGCCAATCTTTATATGAGGCCTGTGTAGGTTATCAGTATTTTTTTATACTCAATATCTTCTGTTGGAAAAGGAAAGATAAGCCTAAAAAGCGAAGATATGAAATTTGTTTACTATGGATATCACGTAAGAACAGTAAGTCAGTAAATGCGAGCTTGCTAATGATTATTCTTATGATTTTAGAGCCTAAGTATTCGGAGTTCTATTTGTGTGCTAACACAAGAGACCAAGCTAAAATTGTATATAGTGAAACTAAGAAGCTTCTTGAAAGTAGTCCTATTATCAGAGATAAGTTTGATATTAAAAGGGATGTTATTACCTGCAAATTAAATCAGAATACACTGAAAGCATTATCAAGTGATTTTAATACAACAGATGGATTAAGAGTATCAGCAGCTTGTATAGATGAGGTAGGAGCGGCTAAAGATGGTGGTCTTATTGAATCTATGACTTCAGGTATGCTATCAGTTCAAAATAGGTTATTAATATTAATTTCTACTAGCTATCCCAATACGCAGAATCCGTTTTTAGAGTGGACTGACTACAGCAAAAAGGTCATTGATGGTGTGGTTGACGATGAAAAGCTCTTTGCTATGCTTTACAGCTTAGATGAAAAAGATGAGATGGTAGTAGAGAACTTTATGAAGGCTAACCCTTTGCAAAGTACATTAGAGGATGGTAGAGAATATCTAGAAAGCGAATACCGTAAAGCTCTTGAAATGGGTGGTGCTAAACTAACCTCATTCAAGTGTAAGCATTTAAATATTTGGTTGGATGGCGATGTTGGAGAAATTTATATTCCAACGGAAGAGCTAAGAAAATGCAGATTTCAAGAGCCATTTGATTGGTGTGGTAGAAATGTCTATTTGGGCATTGATCTTGCTATGACAACAGATAACTGTTCAGTTGCAATGGTTACTGAGGAAGATGGCAAAGTTTATGCTAATGTGTGGGCATTTATTCCAACAGATAGAATAGATGAAAAGACTAGGATTGAGAAAGTAGACTACAGAGCCATGATAAGAAATGGCAATTGCTTTAGTTGCGGTGAAAATGTAGTGGATTACTCTTTTATAGAAAGTTTTATTTTAGGTTTAGAAGATAAATATGGAGTAAGGATCGTTGGAGTAGCCTTTGACAGATATAATTGCCTCAGCACTGCACAGAAGCTAGAAAACAACGGTTATGAAACCACAGAGGTTAAGCAACATTCAAGTGTGCTCCATAGTCCTACAAAACTACTAGAAGAACTTATTTTAACAGAGCAGTTTGGTTATGAAAGTAACCGTTTATTAGAAATTAACTTTGCTAATGCAAGGTGTTTATATGATACCAATTTAAATCGCTATGTTAATAAAAAGAAATCAACTGGCAAAATTGATATGGTAGCAGCACTGATTAATGCACTTTATCTACAAGAACAGGAGATGCTTCAAGAGGACTTTGTGGTACAAGTATTTTAAGGATATTTATTTTAGATGATGCACTATGTTTACTAATATATTTTTGGTATAATAGAATGAGTGAATATTCTAAAAATTAAGTTCTTAATTATTTATATGGGGGGATAGATATATATAATCAAGATAATGATCCTATTTTGACAGCTTGTATGATAGCTTTTGTAATAATTTTATTACTTATAAAAATTGTTTTACCGATTGCAGGTATTATTATTGGCTGTGTTTTGTCTAGAAAGAACAAAAAGTGGCTAATACTGTCTGTAGTATGTTTGTCAATTTTTGCTTTTTTTATGGGGCAACTATTAATGCAACCGCGATAGTATATCTTTGGTAACCAAATTAATCAAATATTTTTGTGGAAAAGAGACATTTTTATTAGGTTTAGGGATGTTTCTTTTTTTATACGATTTATTAATGATAAATATAAATCTGTCACATATTAATTGAATCTTTATACTCCACATTTGATAAAGGAGGTGAATATGGGTTTAAAAGATTTATTTATAAAACAGGCAGTAGACTTAACGCCAGAGCAATTGGATCTACTTCTTGAATCAGAAGAGCGTCAACAATTAGCAGTAACAAGGCAGAAAGCCCTTAGTTTGCCTTCTGTGTATGCAAATGTGGAACTAATAGCAAATACCATAGGTAACTTAGAAATAAAGCTATACAAGGAATATGAGGGTAGTGTGGAGGAAGTAAAAAAAGATTATAGAACACTTCTTTTAAATGATGAACCAAATGCCTTTATGACAGGAGATGAACTTAAAAAGGCTATGGTCAGAGATTATCTTTTAGATGGTGCTTGTTATGTATTTATGGATGGACAAGGATTAGGTAAAGAGAAACAAAAACTTCACTATGTGCCTACTAATAAAGTTAATTTGTTACTTTCACCTGGGGCCATTTTAAAAGAAGTCACAGTACTTATTGAAGGACAATCTTATGATATCAGCCAGTTTATGATTTGCACTAAGAACACCCTAAATGGTGTGGAAGGTAAAGGAATTGTAGCAGAGTGCAACGATATCCTAAAGCAAGCTTTAGATAACATGGAATATACTTCTCGCACTATGGGTAATGGTGGTGTTAAAAGAGGTGTTCTTCAAAGCACAAGAAGGTTAACAGCAGAAGCTATTGCTGAACTTAAAAAGGCATGGAAAAGACTTTATGAGAAAAATAATGATTGTATCGTCTTAAATGAAGGTATTACCTATCATGAACTCCAACAAACAGGAGCTGAAATGCAAATGATTGAAAGTAAATCAGCTATTGATGCAGATATTTGTAAGTTATTTAATGTACCAGTCAATATGTTTGATTCAAGTATTCCAACAGAGGTATGGGATGCTTTTGTCAAATTGGCTATTATGCCTATTTTAAATAAGTTTGAGAAGGTATTAAATAAATGCTTATTGACCACAGAGGAAAAAG